TGGTTGTCGTTCAAGCGGGTAACGATAAACGGGTAATCATCGTAGCCGTTAAGCAGTTCGTTCTTCGCGTAGCCATCGGTATCTGGATGGAACACGGTGCAGTAAATACCTTCGCTGCCATCTTCCTCGTCAATCAAACGCTGATAGGCATAGACAATCATAATCAAGTCTTGATCGTCACCCAAATCACGGAGTTGCGCTCGTTCACTTGCAGTCTGGTGATCCATGGAATCGCTGCCTTTAAGTTTTTCAATCGCTTCATCAACCCACTTAGCATCCCAACCCTCAGTAATAACTTTCTTTTCAAGTTCCTGTGCAGTGTAGAACGTGCGCCAGAATACGTATGGAGCGCGTTGTGGGTCGGTAACATAGGACGGGAAGATAACCTCGCCATCAGGCTCACAGCTTTGAACTATGGGGCAATCAACGCTCATCCTCGGAATACTTACTTCCGTCACACCCATCATACGTAGTTCGGACACGGCTTTCTTAATCCGCTTCTTGCTCATGTCTGGGTAAGCATTGCCAATAAAGTCCTCAGCTTCTTGGGTATTTTCACCTAGAATAGCTTCAACAAGTTCTGGCATTTGCCCTTGCAGTTCTTCAAGAGTAACCGTCTGTAAAAACGTACGCTTCTCCCGCTTCCAGCCAACGTAGGAAACCATAATGCCCTTTTCGAGCAGGTGGTTTGCGCCAAGTTCCATCTGTTTCTTGAAATCTGGGATGTAGCTTTTACGCATCCACTTCAAAAACATCGAAACAACCGAAGCCTTGGACATCGAAGTATGGTTCGTTGGAAACGCTTTGATGTGGCTACGGTCAAGTGCTTGGGTAAGCAACGCAACATACGTGTCAATTCTTTCACCGATGATATTAACTTCCATATCAGAAGCACCATCCCAAGGAAACGCATTAGCCCCTTTCTTCCGCATATCGCTGGTCTTGCCAGGCCATATATTACGGCGGTCATTGTAGGCGCGTTCGCACGAAGCAATGTATTCATCTTGATCTAATACTGCTCTATCATAAGCATCTTGGAGTGCACCAACATTTGGCTCGTTTTGAACGTAGATCATCGCTACGTCTTGGTCTGATAATTGATCGCTCATGCAAGGAACTTGTAATGGTTTTCTTCCGCTCCGTCAATCTTTGTCGCTTTCATCCATTTGCCAACTAACCCATCTCGCATACTAGCCTTGGGAACTTGGATGTTACACTTCATTGTGTCACGAGTCATTCCTCTTAGCCATATTGGGTTAGGACATACGCCAATGGCATATACTTCAAATACTTCTGGTTCATCCTTAGCCTTTACTTCTGGTTCAGATTCAACACGTTTAACGCCTTTATCTGCTCTTTCTTTTCGTGGTTTCTTTGTATTCATAATCTTAAATTAAAAGCCTACCTATTTTTTTTGCATAAACAATTGGGTCTTGTGCTTGCTTCCGAGAGTTGCAATTGATACACGCCATTACTATGTTGTCAACGGAATTAGTCCCGCCTAATTTCAATGGATTAACGTGGTCATACGATAATTTTTTCTTCAGTCCACAATAGAAGCATTTCCCTTTAGCTTTGGATTTTATCGCATTTAGTTTGTCTACGTTAATTTTGCCACCATTTGCCTTTTTTCTACTTCTGCGCAGGAATCTGCTTTTTGCCCAAAATGCTGATAATTTATCTCGATTATTAACTTCCCATCTTCTCCTTAGAAAATTCATTCTATCTTCATTTTCCTTACTCCAATTAGCATCATGCTCTTTTTTCCATTTTTTTTTCTCCTCAAACTTCTCCTTACTCATCCACCGTTCCCCATTTGTATAACTATCGTGATAACCCCAAAAAAATAATCCTTCGCTATTGATTGTCCCACGTTTAATTTTAACCCCTTGCATATTTATCTCTTTATGCAGTTTGTATTTAGCCAATCGTTTATTCTTCTCCTTTAGGTTCATCTCATCATACTTCTCCTTAGAAACCCACCATTCACCTTTGCCTTTGTTACAATAAGACCAAAATACTTTACCATCTTCTTTCGTTAAGCCTTTTCTTTTCTTTTCCATAGGAAAGACCCTATTGATAATTACTAAGGTTGTCAATACCCACCAGAACCTTGCCGAGTAACATTTAAGTGATGTGCTTCAACATGATCCAGTCCGTAAATACACGCATAGCGGAGTACATCAATTGCGTCCTTATGAGCCTCCTTAAGTCCACCTTCGCCCGTGTATTCCGATAACGCTGTAATGATGTTTCCACACTCCTCGCTAACGTAAAACTTAGGGCGGTTTAAGCTGTCCATCGGCTTGCTCGTATCCCAACTCATCTTGCTGATTAACGCCTGCAAGCCGTCCTCAATGTCCAAGCCGGGCGCAGGTATGCAGATAATGTCGTTCTCGGCTAAGTCCTCGATGATGCTACTGCTGCCATCTTGTGCCTGATACTTTGCAGCTCCCAGCCTTGGGTCAATAATGCGGGTATAGATTTCTTCCTCATCCTCAAGGTCAGCAATCAGGTTCACGTAATCACGCATCCCGTAGCCCATTCCCTTTGCTCCCTCTCCAGGCATCCACCTTCCGTTCTTCCATTCTGCCCAATCGCCAATGGTTGTGTCTGGCCATTCACGATAAACGTAATACGTTCCGCTGCCATCCACGGCAATCCAAGCCATAAACCAGTTCTTGCTGCCTGCTGGGTCGATAATCTGATACCTTGTAATTCCCGTTTTTGGTATCATATCTTGCGGTATGACGTTCACCTCTTTGTTGAACTTAGGGAACTTTGTCGCCTGAGACTTCACAGGAACGCCGTATGCACGAATCAGTATCTTCTCCCTGCTTTCGTTTTTAAGATCGCTGGCGAGGCGTTCATAGCCTGAAAACGGGTTGTCCTTGGTATGGAAGTAATGGATCGAAGCGTTACGCTTGTGGCTTAGTTGGATATGGGGCAGAATCTCTCCGTTCAATAGCTCTGCTTCCTTGGTGGCTATGGTCTTTGCTTTGTCTAGGTAGTCCTTAATAACCTCCGTCCAACCGTCAATAGGCGTGAAGGTGACAAGCATCTTGCTGTTTCGGGTAGCAAGCCTGAATCGCATCGTGTTAATCAAGTCATCGCCCAGCAGATACTCGTCTAGCCATGCCCCGATATTGTGCCATTTAGCATCCTTAGAACCAAGTTCCGCACCTTCGATAAACGTAGGGTTATTCTGATACTGGGAATAAGTTTTAAAAAGAATCTGGCTCTTGTTTGGAAGGATTAGCGAGTTATCAGTAAACCCGTTCTTCAGCGTGTAGCTAATGTAAGCATTGCTACTCGTCTGCTTAATCCGATACTCAGGTGGTAACCAGTTATACACCGCACTTTGTTGCTGCCGTATGCTAACCTCAGAACTTTGAGCAAAGCACATAATGATGCTGCCAGGATTCTCAATAGCAGCCTTAACAACTGAGTAACTACCAAATGCAGTTTTTCCACTCCTGTTTCCTCCAAGCACAAGATTCTCGTTTACGTTATCTAGTTGTTCCCACGCTTTATACCAATGGTCTAGCTTAAACCCATATCTAAATGGGTCTTTGTTGGAGTTACGGATAGCCTCTTCCCGTGCGGCGTAAAGCTCGACAAGCTCCTTTGCATCCATCTCGGCAATCTCGTCATCCGTAGGGATTCCAAGTATTTCGTGGGGAGTCCAGTTAAACATTTTGGTATAACTCAGGGAATAATAATTCGTGGCTTATCGGTGAGTCTGCTCTAAATAATTGTTCAAATGCTTCACGCATCTTTGCTCTTTGCTCAACTCGCTCTTTCCAACTCTGGCAATCTTCATCTATCGGTTTTCTTTGACGTTCAATGGTGCTTTGCTTATCTTCATTGATAAAACCAAAATGCCTCGCTATTTTTTTAAGTTTATTGATTCTTTCTGGATGGCGAAGTTTTCTTAGTGCCTTGGCTTCCCTTTGGCGTATGACCTCATTTGTTACACCCATTTCTCTACCAATCGCCTTTAGGGTTTGGTGCTTAAAAAATCTCCCAACGATTACTGTTTTTTCCTTTTCGCTCAAGGTATTCAGAACATCATCTATTGTAGAGTCAATGCTTGTTTCAATCTCATCGTATGGCTTGGGATCATAAGATAACCCATATTCCTGTTCTTTCCCAATAAGCTGGTGAACCGTCTTATCAATGGTTCTCATTTCGATTCTCCTCTCGTTTGTAAGTGTCTTTGGCATGGCTTTGTCTTTATACTACAACCTCAGCTTCGATCACCTTGTTGGCGCGTCTTTGCTTCGATGCCTCAATAAGAACCAAAGCGTCCTCAATAGACAAGCCTTCTTTTTTGTTTGTCCCAGCGTCAGTAATTCCAGCAAGCGAGGATGATTTGTCCTGCATAATGCCAATGGTCGTAGCTAGCTTCTCTGGGGAAACCAAGGACAGTTGCTCAGGATCATCGTGTAATTGTTCAGCTTTCTTGAACAAAAGGTCAGTGTATTCCATTGCAGCCATCGCGTAACGGGTCGAGAACTGCTTGCGTTTCTGCTCTAAAGTGGAGTTGTGATCCCACTCAAGCCGCCTAATTGTCTCGTTTGACAAACTGGTAATACGGCGTATCTCGGTAATGTTCGCCCCTTGTGCCAGCAACCATAGGGCTTTAGCCGCTACATCTGGCTTGGTATTCTCAGCACAATTCGAAGGCAAGTCTTTAGCTCGCTGCCTAATAGCGTCCATGAACTTAACCATTGAATCTTTGTTATCAATGGTAGAAAGGTCTGTGTCTTTTTCTTCTTCCATGCTTAGGAATATAAGTATCCGTAAGGATAAGGCAAGCTATTATTTCTGTTGTTCCGCTTCAGCTTGTGCTTGTGCTTCGGACAAAATAATTTGCATTTGCTCTTGGAAGTCTGGATCGTTTCGTCCTTGGATTGCTGCTGCCTGAAGTCCTGTGCGTGTTCCGATAATGCCTTTTAACATACGGTTTGCATTTCTTTGATAAGCCTCATCACCAATATCTTTTGATAATCCTCTAAGGAATGGACGTAAGTTATTACTTCCGTATGCGGTAGCTAGTATTTTATTGCCAATATATTGGAATGGAGCTGCGTATATTTTTACTTTTCCTTCTTGTGATGCAAGTCCACGCGCTTCAACACTTTCAGCTTTACCAATAGGACGGTTAGCTGCTTGAACCCTAGATGCTGCAATGAACTCATCAACTGTGTCCTTGCCTACAACTGCATCCATGTTTTTAACCCATTGTGGCGCACCAGTTCCTTTAACTCTATTCCAGCCTCCTAGATCTTTAATTACTTTTTCAGCATCCCAAAGATCAAATCCAAATCTAGCTTGGTTTGCACCCGTTCCTGCTGTTGAATAATCTGAAAGTAAGCGAGCAAACATATCTGCTCCTACTTTTTGTTTTTCGGCTGCTAGTGGAAGTTTCTTAACAATATCAAGAACATCTGAAGTAGATGCCTTGTTAAGCATTGTATCTGCAAAAATATCATTATCAAGATAAGTCCAATTACCACGTTTTGCTTGTTTAACCACTTCATTGCTCATCAAGCGATCTTGTTTAGCTTGAAGCTGTCCTTTTTGGACAATAGAGCTAATGATTTTCTTGCGCTCATCAATAGGAATAATATCAAGCAATCTATTTGCATCTTCTGGTGATATATTAACTACCTTTACCTTACTAGCTTTTAATGAATTATTAAGTTCTTCAATAGTTGAATTTACACGTTTCGCAGCAAGTGGATTACCCCACAGTGCATCAACCATTTCTGGTTTATACGTGGAATTAGTTCCTTTGTATCCAGATGTGATTCCTATTTTTTCAAGGTAAGCATTTTTTAACTGAGTTTGCAACGCATCCGCACCTGCTTCATCGCCTGTATTTTTAAGAGCAGAAAGAACATCAGCCACTGTTTTTTCATTGGCCAAGGTCGCATCAACCATTTGACTAGGCGATAACTTTTGGCTTCCGAATTGCTCAGATAAAATCTGACCTGGCGAACTACGTCTAAATGCTAAACTTGTTTCATCATAAGTCTTATTAGTTTGACTCCATAGATCACCTAATCCGTTTTTGCTTACAACTTCATTAAACTTATCATCTAATGCTTTAGAAACTCCAGTTGCAACTTGATCTGCTGTTTTTGTAGCGTTCATTGGAACACTATCACGAGCAACTTGCACAATGTTTCTTAATTGCTCTGTGCTAAATGTATCAACTTCAGAACTTGTAATATCTCTATAAAGGCGTTCAATAGATGGGTTTCTTTTGAAATCGTTTCTAGTTCCAGCTAAAACTCCTTCAATAGTATTTAATACTTCTTGCTTTGGAACGCTAACGCCTCGTTGCGTTGCTTCATCATAAAAAGACCTATATGCTTGATCTTTAATAGCTTGTCCTTTTGTGGCAGCATCTTCCATTAAGCTAGAAATAGTATTACCAAGATCAACTTGATTTGTATTATCTGGCATTATTTGCCTTAACTTATTATTTACCCACCCTTTAGCTTGTTGTTCAAGTCTTACATTTTGCTTACCAATCTGAGCAGCAAGTTGATCTGCTTCTGCCTTAACTCTATTTGTGATGTCAACTTTAGGAACTCCAATAACCTTATCTTCAATAGCTTTCTGATAACTAGCCATTACACCACGGGTTTTTTCCATAGTTTTAGCTACTGCCATTTTAGGGAATTTGCCCGCTAATTCACGTTGGAAAGTCAATCCAAGTGTTCCACCTTCAGCTCCAACTGGGAAATCTACATCCATTCCTTTTTTCTGAAGCAATTCAGTAGATTCACGAAGTTCTTTAGCTACGTTGTTTTCGATTGCTGTTCCAGCTCGTTTAATAAATGGTTTAGATGCACCAAAAGTAGCTAAGTCTATTAAGCCACCAACAACTGCTTCCTTACCACGCTCAGACGCTACTTGTCCTACACCAGCAGGTAATCCAGCCATTTTACGAAAAGCAACATCTTGTATCGCTCCAACTCCAGAATAAGCAAGGTTAGATGTTCCAGATGCAACTAACGGTGCAGCAGGGCCTGTTCCAACTGATGCAATACCAGCACCAATACCAGCAAGGAGCGGTAGAGTTTCAGTGAAAGCGGCAGCACCAACATCTTTCATGTTTATGCCTTTTGGTAGAGCTAGGATATAATTACCTTCTTTGTTTTTAACTAGGTAGTTTGAACTACCTCCAGTATTGATTGGCAATACTTCTTCGTAATTTTGCTGAAGATAAGCCTTACGAGCTTCATCATCTTGCAGTCCAGCTAATAAAGTAGTTTCTTTTAGTCCTACCCCAGTGGTGACATCAACTTTTTTAGGGTCAGTCTCAACCAACTCTGCAAATACTTTCCTAGCCTTATTTGGATTATATTTTAGCGGTGTTTCAATGAAACTTTCTTCAGAACCATAACTTCCCATTCCAGATGGATCAAAGCTGGGAACAAAACTTCTAATAGGTTTTTGCTTATCAAAAATAAGTTCTCCGCTAGAAATGCCGCTTAAAAGGCTTTCCTTGCGAACCGCTTGCTCTTGCTGATAGCTGTCTGCTATACGAGTATACTCACCTTGGATTGAACGCAAGTTAGCACCAATTTGCCTCATTCCTTGCTCATCGCCAGCTTCTTTTAGCTGTAAGAACTTTTCTTCTAGCTTGTTTTTGGCATTGGTAAGACGGGATTCTACTTGTTTAAATTGCTGTGTGAATGGTGAACTCATAATCCTAAATCTTTAAGCATTTGCTCAACTTCTGGGTTTGTATCAAGTGGGGTTAATTCTGTTTCTTTTTTGCCGTAGTCAAATCCAGACTCTTTCATCAAAGCTCCTAGCTTTGGATTTTTTGACAGCATCTTACTAACACTTGTTCCATCACCATACATCTTATCCAAAGTATCAAGTGCAGCTATGTTTGACTGAATAGGTTTTGAAGGATCACCTAATGATTTAAGTTGAAGTTGTAATTCCGCATTGGAGTTAAGCTGGGTGGCACTAAGACCAGTTGATGCCATAATCCCCAAAATAATTTTAGGAGCTAAAGAATCAAGATAATTACGGAACACTTGAGCTTCACTGCCTGTAATTTCTCCAAACTTTTGCCCAGCGTTCGTAGATGCTATAACTTGTCCTAAGCTAAATTCCCCACCAACAACCGCTCCTCCTTTTTTATAGAGATTAGAGTAAGCATTAGTAGCTTCTTCAATAACAGTAGAAAAATTATTTTTAGCTTTAGTGCTTTCTTTGCTTGTTTTTTCTGCTTCTCCTTTTATTTTTTCCGCTTCTAATTTTGACTTTTCTAAGTCAGCCGCTTTTGTTTGATATTCAATTTCAGCAGTGCTTCCTGGCAATCTTGTGACACCAACTTGACCGCCTTCTACGGAATATACATCGCTTTTAGGAACTTCTCCAATAGGAATTACTGGTTGTTCTTTTGGCGGCAATACACCTGGAGTTCCATCTACTGAAACGCCTGGCGTAAATTTAGCGGCTTCACCTATTGGCAATCCAGTTGGAGCAACATTATCTGGGAACATACCACCTTGTCCTTGTGGCAATGCGTTTTGGATACCAGCACCAGCACCTGGAATGCGGATATTCCCACCTCCTGATGGAACTTGCTGGATTTGACCATTTGGGCCAACTGTAACATTGCCAAACATAGGAAGTTCATTAGCGGTAGCACTTTCAACCTCATACATACCGTTTCCAAGTGGAACATATTTAACTTTTGCTCCACTTTGAATTTGTTGCTGAAGCTGGTCAGCATTCATTACGTTTCTTTCCTTGCCCGTTTTAAGTCCTAATTGATCTTGTTGAATTTTAAGTGCTAAATCTGCTCTACGCTCTTGATTTCCAAGAAGTGACATTTGCATTGCTTCTTTAACTCCTGCTAAAGCAAGTAGTTTATCATTCG